AAAACCTCGTTTAAGAGTTCGTTTATCTAATACTGATTCTGCCGATACTAAAAGAGTAATGGCTGAAATTAAAATGAGATATGGTGTTGAAGATTTCACAATCATCAGAACCGATTCTCTTTCTAAATCAAAAACAGGTAATAGATTAAATAAATTAGATTTTGAAGATATTTCGGATATTAATTATCAAAACTCACTTATAAATGAGTATGTTGAAAGAATGATGCCGTTTGTAGACAAAGAAGATTTAGATAGATTAGAAAATATCAATAGAGATATTAATAGTAGAATTGTAAACGAAGATGTTCAACGAAATATTCAATGGAAACCAATTCGTTTTGAATTTGATAATATGTTTAGTTATGGTGAAAAGAATAAAATTGATTTTACCAAATTAGGTGGATTGATGGGATTATTTGCACCAAACGCAACGGGTAAATCTTCTCTATTTGATGCTATTTCATTTTGTTTATATGATAAAAGTAGTAGAGCTTATAAAGCTCAAAATATTATGAACAATCGTAAATCAGAATTTGCTTGTCACCTCCATTTCCAAATAGATGGATTAGATTATCATATTGAAAGAACTGCAAAAACAATTAACAAAGGAAAGAATGTTAAAGTAGATGTTCAATTTTGGAGACAAGATGGTGATGATAGAACTTCTTTAAATGGAACGGAACGTAGAGATACTAATACTATTATTGAACAATATGTTGGTACATATGAAGATTTTGTATTAACAGCATTATCTTTACAAGGTAATAATGCACTATTCATTGATAAATCTCAATCGGAAAGAAAAGATTTATTAGCACAATTTATGGGATTGAATATATTCGATAAATTATACGAAACGGCAACTGAAGATATCAAAGAAGTATCTGTCCTAATTAAGAACTTTAAGAAAACCGATTTTACAACTGAATTAGCTGATAAAGCAAATGATTTAAAAGATAAGAAAGTTGAATTGAAAAATTTAGAAAAAGAATTAGGTAGATTAAATACCGATTCAACCGATTTGGCTGATAGGATTGTTGGATTAAGTAGAGAACTAACTCCTATTGATGGTAATTTAAATTTACAATCATTAACAAAGCAAGAAGGTGATTTGGGTAGAGATATTTTACATATCCTTGCAGAAAAAAAACTAAAAGGAATTAAAATAGAAGAATACGTTAATTTAATAGCAGAAGTTTCACAATCAATTGAACAAAATAAAAGTATTAATGATTTACCAATTGAAGAAGCTAAACGTGAATGGGATTTATTAAAAGACCAAATAAATGATACGATTCACCAAATTGAATTATTAGAAAAGGGTATTGAGTATAATAAAGAGAAGTTATCACATTTAGCAGAGCATGAGTATGACCCTAATTGTAATTTTTGTATGAATAACGTATTTGTAAAGGATGCAATTGAAACACAAAAGAAAGTAGATGAACAAATAAATCAATTGGAAACTCTAAATATTTTACATGGCGCATTAATTACACAGGCTGGTAAAATTGCAAATGTAGAAGAACAATGGGAAACACTAACTGATTTAAAATCCAAATATCAGAAAGCAATTGTTATTAAAGAAAAATCTGAAGCTGAATCTTTGGGGTTTGATACAAAGATGGAATTATTAGAACACCAATTACAATCGGTGAAAGATAATATTCAAAAATATCACGATAATGAGGAAACTATTAAACGTAATGCACAAATAGATGGAATTATTTCTGGCTTACAACAAACAAAAAGTGAGATTGAATCGGAAATCAAAAAGGTTACTAAAGATATAGCAACTTTGAATGGCTCTATTTCTTCCATATCTTCGTTTATAGAGGGGATAAAAGGTAAGATGAATGATGTTAAGGAGTTAGAAGAAAAGAATCGCTTATACACCTATTATTTAGATGCAGTTAAGAGAGATGGTATCCCTTATGAGTTAATTTCAAAAGCCCTACCAGTAATTGAGAATGAGGTAAATAATATACTTTCGCAAGTTGTAGATTTTAGTGTAGTAATGGATGTAGATGGTAAATCAATCAATGCCAAAATTGTTTATGATGACCAAGAGTGGCCATTGGAAATGTGTAGTGGTATGGAGAAATTTGTAAGTGGATTGGCAATTAGAGTAGCACTTATTAACGTATGTAACTTACCTCGTCCAAACTTCTTAGTAATTGATGAAGGATTCGGTACATTAGATAGTGATAACTTATCATCCCTTTTTATGATGATGCAGTATCTTAAAACTCAATTTGATTTCATTTGGGTTATTTCTCACTTAGAACAAATGAGAGATATCGTAGATGGATTAATAGAAATAAAAAAAGAAAATGGATTTAGTAAGATTGATTTCTAACCTTATCAGCTTTCAACACAATTGCTTGAGGTTTAGTAACACCAACGTGTTTCTTAATTAAGTTTTCTACTAAGCTCCCCATTTTAAACCCATGTTCTTCACAATATCCTTTGAGAAGTTCGTGGGTTTCTTTTTTTATTTGTAACATTGCGTATTTCATAACTTTTAGTTTTCTTTAGTTTTTTATAGAATATATTATTTTTCTTTATATAAATATGAGATAATATTTTTTTTAAGAATATTTATAATAAAGATATTTTAATGGCGATTATAAAAAAAACACTATTTGCTGAAAATTTAGATAAATACAATACATTTGTACAAGATGTAGACCCTAATAGTAAATATTTTAAAATAACCGAATTATCTGATACGCTTACCGGTGGTAAAAATGCATTCCTTATACAAGGTTCAGAATATTTAGTTTCCGATACATTAATTAAAATTGAATTAAAAGATGCTTCTGGTAAAATAATTTATAATGAACCAGGAGAAGGTATAATATCTTCATCTATAAATGGAGAACCATTTTTAAGTGAATATTATGAGGGTGTTAGTAAAGTAGTATCAATTTACATATATCCGGAAACAGCATACGGACCGTGTACTCTTACAATATTAGGAGAACTTTCTGAATATGATAATAATGGATTACTTACACCTATCCCATCGAATTGGCAAGGACAATATAATGTAAAGTGGCAAAAAACGATTAATGTAAATCCTACATTATCCAATACAACTAAAATACGTTTTTATAAAAGACCAACGGCAACCATTACAGAAATATTAAGTCCAATATATTCAATAGTAGGAGATACTAAAGTTGCATCAGCCGTTACTCAATCGTTTGCCAATATAAAACTTTCAAATTTAGAAACATTTGCGGGTGATGTAAAAAGAGTAAAAGTTTTTAGAACATCAATTGGTGATATTTCCGATTATGATTTAATACAAGATATATTAGTTGAATCAAAGGAATTATTAACATCATATGGTTTAAGCGGAAGTGTTGTTGGTAACACAGGTATATTCACATCAGAAACATTAAAAAATTATTGGAATACCGGTTCTTTAAATGTATATACTACATCAAGTAGAGTTGAAAGTGGTATTGCATTAAATGGTAGTGGTTTATTTACATATACACAATCTTTAGATTTAAAAAATACAAATACCTATGAATTAAATTTAGATGCATTTTATTCATCATCTATTAATAGTAATTTAGGAATTTATTTAATTTCAGGTTCAACGAGTAGTAGTATTACAACATTAGTAGGAACACAACCTACTAAAAATTTAATGAATACTGTTATTCCATTTAAATTAGATAAAGATTTTGTATCGGCAAGTTTATATTTTTCTCAATCACAAGGAGAATGGCATTTAGGAAATATTAGTTTAAAATTATCACAAGATACGGCATTTTCACCTGATGAAATTTCTTTTATTACAACAATGCCAACTGTATTGGGTAATGAAACATTTAATTTTAAATTTGAATTTTATGATGTAAATAATAACTACGTTCCAGTAGCAGTTACACAAAGTGCATTATTTAATGGAGGTAACACAAATATTGGTGGAACTATTTTATTAATTAGTTCATCAGCATCTTCATCCTTAGCTGATTTAAATAGAGTTTCATCTTCTATTAGTGGAACAATGACGGTATACAGTTCTTCTGCAAGTAGTTCGGTTTCAATAGTTAGTGGTTCGGTATTTAATTTAAGTGGTTCAGTAAGTACATCTGTATTATTATTAACCGGTTCAATAAGTTCATCATTATCATCTTCATTTGGATATACAAGTGGTTCAATTTATACTTTAAGCGGTTCGGTATCAGCATCTATAACATCTTTAAGTTCATCGGTATCTCAAAGTGTTTATCAGGGATTATTATCATCGTTTAAAAAAGTACAAGATTTAGCAGATGGTAATTATAGTGGTTCGTATATTAGTGGAAATATAATTTATGCACCCGTAATAGGTGGACAATTAGGATATTTTAGTACCTTATTTAAAGTAGGTAAATCACCTAATTCAATTTATTTAGATGCAAGGCAACAACCTAGAAAAATATTTATAGGTGGAGCAATTCCAGGTGGTGATACCGAATATTCGGGAGCATATAATAATACAAATACATCTGTATATTTGGATAGTGGTGGTAAATTTTCATTAGGAGATAAATTATCATATGACGGTACAAATTTATCAGTAAATGGTTCAATAACAGTAACAGGTGGAAATGCCGCTACTGATGCAAATGCTTTATTATATTCACAAAGAGCAGCTGCTTCGGCATCAATATCAGCTTCTGCGGCACAATCAAATGCAGCATCGGATGCTACAACAAAAGCAAATACAGCTTACAATAATGCAACTGCCCAATTACAAACATTAGCAGATGGAGGATATAGTGGTTCATTTATTGGAAGTACAACAATTTATTCACCAAATATTGGTGGGCAAAATGGATATATTTCTAATATTTTAAGAGTTGGGCAAAATGGTATAACATTAGATGGTGGAAATAAAAAGATTTATGTAGGTACTGGTACATATGCAAATGCAAACACACCATTCTATTTCGCATCAGGTTCTACGAATGTATTTTCATTAGGAAATAAATTAAGTTGGAATGGTACTACTTTGAGTATAAGTGGTGATATAACTGTAACCGGAGGAAATGCGGCAACAACTACGGAAGTAAGTACTGCACAAACAGCAGCAGATAATGCACAAGCTACTGCAAATGGTAAAATATCAACTGGTGGAGCGGCCGGTGATGTTAATTCAAACACAACAAATATAAGTGGTGGAAAAATTAGAACAGGAATTATTGAATCTACGGGCTATACTTATACTTCAGGTAATTTTTCAACGGCCGGCACTCAAATAAATTTAGATAATGGATTAATTCGTTCTAAAAACTTTTCAATTACATCGGCGGGTGATGCATTTTTTAAGGGAGATATTAGTGGTGCTAGTGGAACATTTAGTGGAAATTTAAGTGGTGCAACTATTACAGGAGGTACTCTAACTGTTGGTACGGGAAATGGAAGAACTATAATAGATGGTACTGATTTTCAAACAAGATTTGAAGATACTCAGAACGATAGAACAATCACAATTGGACCAGGTGGTATTTTAATCAAAGGAGAACACGTGGATACAAATGAAACTCCAAATTCATATTGGTATGTCCGACAACAAGATTCTTCTGCTAGAATGGTTCTTACATCTTATCAAACCGGAATAACTCCGTTTGAAATAGCGGGATATCCACAAGGAAATAGTGTAGCTACAATTAAAATTTATAATGGTGGGCTATATGCACAAAATTATCCTCAAAATTATTTAGATACTTATAACGGACTGGGAAATGGTGGATACGCAATACAAGCCATAGCTGCTAGTACAGGAACTACTGCTTTATATGTATATGGTAAAGGAGAATTTACTGGGGATGTAACTGCAAATACATCAGATAGGAGATTAAAAAAGAATGTAGTTAATATAGATTCTCCATTAGAAAAATTATCCAAAATAAATGGGGTATATTTTAATTGGAACGAAACTGCTAAGGAATTGATGGATAGAGATACTGAAATTAGAGATATTGGGTTTATTGCACAAGAAGTCCAAGCAGTACTACCTGAAATCATCAGACCTGCTCCATTTGATACTGAATTAGACCAAGAAAATAGTACAGCAGAAAATAAAATATATAAATCAAAAACAGGTGAAAATTATTTAACTATTCAATACGAAAAAATTGTTCCTCTTTTAGTAGAGTGTATAAAGGAATTAAAATCTGAAATTGAAGAATTAAAAAGAAATAGGTAATGAGTCAATCAATGTTAGCTATAAAAAACAAATTAGGAAGTGCTTCGAACTCCCTAAGAGCATATGCAGCTGCCAGAGGACTTACTGCTCCAGATAGTATGTCGGAATTTGATGCATGGTTGAATGGTGGTTCACCTCCACCTCCTCCACCACCTCCGCCTCCACCGCCCCCACCGCCACCACCGGCAAGACAAGGGTATACTCTTAGATATTCTGCGGATAGCCCATCAGCCGCATGTGCATCTACTAATTATGTAACTGTTTATACAGCTACTGGTTTAGGTTTTGGAATTAATATGACTGGATATGCTGATGCAAGTAGTAATACTCGTGCAGCAGATGGTTATTATTCAAATGGAGAAGATTATTGGCAAATATCGGGTGGAATGGGTGTGATTATAACCGATGCAACTGCATGTCCGGCTTCTCCACCACCTCCGCCGCCTCCACCTGCGTATGGGGCTGTTTCACCTGTGGAATACCAATGTAGTGGATATACTAAACAACAAAGATATTATGATGGAAGTGGTGGATTAACTTGGGTAAATATTGAAACTGATTCAGCATATTGTGGATATACTGCTCCACCGCCACCACCACCGCCTCCACCTAGTTCTTGGATTGAGATTACTTTATATAAACGTTCAAATACCGCATTTGGTGCATGTGCTTTTGCTGCTAACTTAGTAGCCCCTACCTCATATTGGATTGATACATACAGCATTTCAACTGCATCGGTTATTGCTACTGCAGCTGATGGTAGTGGTATACCTCCAAATGGATATTATTCTGATGGTAGTGAATCTATATATGTAAGTGGTGGTGCAATAAGTGATAATGCTTTTTGTGCATAATCTAAAATAAACCTATGATTATAAAAGAAAATTTAATTTACAAATATGATAATATTATAGAAGATGTATATTGTAATAATATTTTTAATTATTACAAAAAAAATCACACTAATAATATAAATGATGCAAAATTATTACCCTGGTTTGAAGGAAATACTTTATATTGGAATTTTTTAAAAAATACTGAAATACAAAATGAAATTAGCAAATGTAGAGAAATTATAACAAATTTAGTAAAAGAATCGTATGGGGTAGATGTATTTTCAAACGTAACTACATTAGTAATGTGGAAAGAAGGTAAATCAATGGCTATTCATAAAGATAATGGTTATGAAAATGATAAACATATTTTACATATGAGAACGTATACATCGGTTATGTATTTGAATGATGATTTTGAAGGTGGAGAAACAATAATAAAAAAAGAAAATTCAAATGAAATAGAATACGAATGTAAACCACAAAAAGGTTCAGTTTTAATATTTAAAAGTGATGAAAGTTGTTTACATGGCGTAAATAAAATTGAAAAAGGTGAAAGATTAACATTATCAATGTGGTTTGCAATTGATGAACAATATTTAGAAAAGTAAATGATAGTATTTATTACAACGGGTTACGGAAAAAATGTTATAGGTGGTTCAGATATATGGTGTAACAACTTTATAGATAATATTTTACCATTGGTTACAGAAGATTACAAAATTGTAGTTGATGGTAGACCTTTATTGCCAGAAAAAGATGCAATCTATACTTTTGGAAACGATGAGGAAATAGATATGATATTAGATGAATGTGATAAGATAGTTTTTTTACACCATTCTTACAAACCAAATCTTGTAATTAAAAAATATCTCCACAAAACTCATACAACGTTTGTTCATGCATTTATTCCTGATATGTTGGGATTGAATGATGAATACGAAAATTTAATGACAAAGCTAGATTGGGAATGGCAAAAAGATATATTAGATAATTCTGATAATATTATATGGATAGGTTATGAATGGGATACAATACATAATTACTATCCAAAAACACTTACTATACCAAACTATTATGAATGGAAAAATAATAGACCATTTTTAGGAATAATTAGTAATAAAGTTGGATATGCTGCTAGATGCGAGACCCGAAAAAATGCACATTATTTAGATGGGATTCCTGCATTCATATTTTCAAACAAATATGATTATAAAAGAATGTTAGAAGGTTCAAATATAAATGATAGTTTACATCAGTTTATAGAATTTGATTATCGCTTTCATAATAAATTTTTTGAAAAGAATTTTCAAATATTTCATGCAGCATATACCAAAGAACCATTTGGATATGCAATTTTTGATGCAATTGATAATGGTAAACTTCCAATATTAGATAATAATTGGATGGTAGATATTGAATACAATTATAGAGCAATTAATAAAAAACAATTTCATAATCAGTATTTAAAAATATTAGAAGATGGATTTGATGATAATAAAAAACAATTCGATAAATTAAAAGCCGGATTACAAAAATTTACTAATAAACAAAAATGGGTTACTGAAATATGCAATTACTTAATCAAAAATTAATACAACATTTTTTAACAAACAATCATACGATTGATACTACTACCAATGAATTAAAATTGGAGCCAGTAAAGTATCGTTGGACACATGGTGCAACGGATTTACACTTAGGAGATGGTATGTTGATATACTCACTCATATTATTTAATAGAGCAAAAACCTGTGTATGTATTGGTTCAGGGGGAGGATTCATTCCCCGTCTTATGACACAAGCTCGAAGAGATTTATGGAGTCAAGGTATATTTGAAGGAAATAATCAAGCAGAATGGGGAGATATTGGAACTACTATCATAATTGATGCTGCAAATGGTGTAGGTGGATTTACCGATTGGACCGAAGAAAATTCTTTTTTAAGAAAACATTTTGACCCGCAGGTTATTTTAGAAACATCTGAAAAAGCTTTTTATGATTATTTTATAAGGCAAGATATTAAAATAGATTACTTACATATAGATGGCGACCATTCCTATAATGGTGTTAAAAAAGATTTTGATTTATACTCAACTATAATGTCCGATAATGGTATTATAACAATACACGATACTGACCAAAAATATCACGATACATTTTTAGTTACTGAAAATGCAAAAAAAGATTTTGTTCCATTTGATGGACCAGCACAATTTATAAAAGATTTAGAAGGAAATACGGAATGGAATTTGGTAAAGTTAAATAATTTTCGTATGTTTGATAAAAATGTTACAACAACAGGTATAACACTACTAACAAGAAAGTAATAAATAAAAATGAGTAAATTAAGATTAGTTACAATAACAGGTTCTCGTACAAATACATTATTTCATATGCTAAAGCATTATACTAATTTAGTAGATGAAATGTGTGTAGTAGTTTATGAGTGGGAAGGATTTAGTACATATGATTCAGTAGAAGAAATTGTTTCTAAATTTGCTAATGCAAAAATAGTTAGAAGAGAGGTTAAAGAAAAGTTTAATTGGGAATACGTTACTCAATTATATAATGAAACAAAATTAACCTATCCAAATGATTGGTGGGTAATTTCTGATGATGATGAATTTCATTTGTATCCAAAATCATTAAAAGAAATTATAATCGATTGTGAAACTAACGGATGGAATGTAGTACGTGGTGGTTTTATAGATAGAATTGGAGAAAGTGGCACATTTCCAATTATAAATGATAATGAAAATATATTTGAACAATTTCCAAACGCAGGATTTTTTAGATATCCAATGAGTGGAGCTTGTCCAAATAAAATATGTTTAGTAAAAGGTGATATACCCATAACATCTGGACAACATTATTCTATATTCGAAGGCCAAACCACTTGGAGATGGCAAGGATGGAATCATCCACAAATTGCGCCAATTGATAAGTATTCAGTTCAGGTTCATCATTTCAAATGGGATAGCACAGCAGGACAAAGAATTAGAGATGTCGCAAATGTACAAAAAGATTACGCTTACTCAGAAGAATATAGAATA